CCATACAAGGACGAAGTCAACGAAACCAACATCGTCGAACTGTACTCCAAATAATAGCGCAGTTTTACCACTTTTCACGAAAGTACAAGAAAGCCGTATAACGCCCATAAATACTGGGGTTGTACGGCTTTTTACTATTTTCCAAAATGCACCAATTTTCATGTATTTTCAGAATTTTTTGCACACTTTTTGCACACTTTTTGCACACTTTTTGCATACTTTTAGGGCTCATTCAATCAGTCTACTACGAATAAAAGCCAATGCTAATAATGGTTGCACATTCTGCAAGCCGGCGCTAGATTATTCATTCTATCCATTCCCCTTTTTTTTAGAGGAATTACATGATCTACCTGCATCTCTTCATATTTGATAGGCTTTCCACAATAGGCGCATCTGCCCTTAAACCTGTTGTATATTTCCATCCGCTGGGATTTGCTTAATCGTTTTCTCTTCAAATTAATACCCCCGCATAAAAAGATAAGGGCGCTTTTTTAGCGCCCCTTTATTTATGTATTACTTATTAATGTATGCATACAAAAGCCCGCCGGAAATGAGTATCCACAGATTTCTTTGGCGGGTCTTTATTTTAATTTTCTGTTTTGCCTCTTGCTCTAACACGGTTAATGATTGATTGGCTCTCTCTAATGATTTCTGCGTCTGAGCGTTCAAGCTCTTGGACGCGGTCAGCTCTTTCTGCACTGTCTCTAATTGCTTGCTGGCTTCTGTCAGCTGCACTTGCTGCTCGTTCAAGAGTTTCTGCTTCTTTTCGCTGTGCTCTTTCAATGTCCTCAAGTTCATTTCTAGCTGAGTCAGTTCCGATTCGGAGATCGTGTACATCTCCTCTGCCTGCACTGATAAAACAAAGGGCAAGGAAAAGGATAAGGCCAGCAATAAGGTAGATAACTTTTTTCTGCACATTACACCGCCTCCTGATTCTGGTACCATAAGGCTTTGCCTCGGATGATGTCTCCGCCTGTTCCCCATTCGTCGCCCTCATGCAGATAGAGGAGGTCCCAGCGGCAGTCAGGGTCGCCGCTGTAGATGTCATAGCCATCGATAGCCGCTACTTCTGCATGGGTCATGACGTTATCTCTGTTGATTTCTATGCCCATGGTGGTGCAGATGGCAGCAACTGCCATTGCCAGGGTTTCTATCTGTACCTCGGTAGGCGGATAGTCTCCCAGATTCCCTGGCTCAGCGTTATAGCAGCAGTCAAGGGTGATGGCAATGGAACCAGAGTTCCTACGCCATGTAGCGGATGGGCGTACATCAAAATCTCTAGTTTTGACTATAGCACCATCTCCATGAATTCCCGCATGGTAATCACCAAAATCTCGCTCGTAATATCCCCCAGTCCAATGAATATAGACTTTTGGTGTAGTGCCGTGGGATGCAGCCTGTGACCAGATATCTTCTTTCACCAGTTCAAGCTCCTGCCTGATATCATCTAACGTCATTCATACCCCTCGCTTTCTTTTAATAAGAGTAATAAGCCCATGCATGGCGGATACTCCTGCTGCATCAAGGTTTTCGATGATGGAGAGAAGTTCAGTAGCCGCTAGATAGGAAATACAAAGAGGCATTACCATCCCGCCCCCATGTACCATCATCATCATTGAGTCCATGGTATTGCCTGCAATGACTACCAGAGTATATACCAGTATTTTTAGACAGAACTGCCTCTTCATTTGTCTGCTGGATATGATGCCTTTTCTATGCGCCTCTGGAATAGCCTTGATACTCTCAATGACATCTGGGCTGTAGGTCTCAGTCTTTAGTGTGTTGTAGGCTAGGGAAATCCACTTGGTTATTAAATCAATAATAATAAGTACTGAAAATAGGCATAATAATTGAAGATGAAACTGGATTGCAGTTATCAGCCCTGCCAGTACTATTTTTTCAGGCCAGTAAGCAGTTAGCCTGCTTGATACATCCTCAATAAGTTCAAGGAAATTATTCATTTTTCACCTGCTTTTATTTAGTTAAATCTATATCTACTGCATGGTTGTTAATTTCTTTGCTGTATTTTGCAGAAAAGGAAGGGGTGCTCTGCTCATATAACAGTCTAAAGTTATTGTATTTGTCTTTTATGCGCAACAAGTAATTAAATGATCCACCACCATAGAATATCCATTCCCGTTGAATAATAACATCAATATAATTTTCTTTGGGACTTATTCGTACATATATCCCGTTTATTAATAGCACCTCTACCCACTCAGGGATTAATATCTTGCCCGACTTTAGTGATATTTCTCCTCCGAGGATAGCGATATCTGCTTTAAACTCAGTATCTTCTACTAACTTGCCATCTAGCATAGTAATCCTTTCTACCATGCCAAATGGCATGGATTTAAATAGTATACTGTGGAGTTTGTTTATTAATATCGGGTGACCAGCTGATAGTAATTGCTACCGATTGATTGCTAAGAATTATATTGTCATGCATCATTAATCCTTGTTCTGATTTAGATTGATAGACTGCGTTGATAGAAAATTTATCGGCTAATTTAATTGCTTCAACTGGTGGAATACCTCCAAACTGGTCTTCATCTGTATATAGATATAAAGAAAAACGTAGGGAACGGCCTGAGATTTTAACGTACGTATATAATTTATGTGTCTTATAATCTTTAAAATTGCGATATATCGGGTCTGTCAATTCTAGTTTTATTATATTTACGCCTGCTGGGATATCTATACTAATGTTGGTGAACGTTTTTATACTCCCAGTAGGGCACTCTGCTTTGGCAGGAGTGGCGTTAAACGCTACCCCCCCCATAAATTTTCCTGTAATCATATACCCTCCATTAGATAAATTTATATTTAATAGTGTATGTTTTTTTATTTTCTTTTTGGTTTTTCAGTAAATCAAAGATTTTGCCTTTCGTACTTACGAATTCCCCGGCATCAAAACGGTTTCTTTGATATTGTAATTCCTGTATATTATTATTTATTTCTATAATTAGCGTTTCCCTATTATGTTCGTCAGGGGAAAAAAAAGCAGTTAATTTGTTGAGAGGAATACTGTAGTATAATGCACAAACATAATTTGCGCTGTGTTTACAATTCCATAAATCAGGAACTATGCTCCCACCACAACCCATATAATAGCCAATACTATCAACTTCAGTTGAGCCAAATAACCAGTCACTCGAAAATTTTTCACTTACAAAAGTGGCAGTATGCCATTCAGAAACCGATACCGCTTTATTTGCACTAAAAGTCACATCATTTGTTAACTTATCAGCTACCCCCCCCCGTAACAATGAGTTTACCAGCGGTATAACCTTTTTCGGCAATTATTTCTGCTTCATACGGCGTACCAATATCAACAACGAAGGATTCTGTATGGTCTATGCCACCATCCTTCTTGGGGGTGTACACATGGATAGTCTGATGTGCCGATTGAACGATAGTGACATTGACTGTCTGTGCTATGGCATCCGTTATAGTGATGCTGAAATCATCATCTACAATGCCCTCTGTAGCAGATAGGGTACCGCCTTTGTAATGGTCAGCAGGGTTGACGGCAGCACTCCATGCACTTCCGATAGGAGCATTAAAGGTAGATGTATAATCTTTACCGTCACATGTTACTGTAACAGTCTGATTAGCCGTCTGCGGGATACTGAAAGTAACATAGGCAGATTTCAGTACGGCATATACCTCATCATTGCCTTTACGCTTGATTCTGATGCCACTGGCCTTTGAATGGGATATACTGCCCAATTTAGCATAGCAGGGGCTTCCGTCTACTTTGAGCTTAAGACTGGGCTCTTTGCATGCATCAGACGAATCATAAAGCAAGCAGGCCACTTCTTCGGTAGTGCCTGCTTTTTTGTATTTCAATTTCTTTGTGAGTTCCGTCATTCAATCCACAGCTCGCTTCCGTTAATCAACAGATGCCCATCAGCAGTAGAAGTGATCATATGGACATCATTTTCCAGCTGAGATAGTTTCTTTGGTATTTTTTCTTCAATTTCAGGGAAGTACTCATGCAATATGTCATTTTCCGTGATATATCCTACGTCATCATTAAGCTGGGATAGATTGGTAGGGATTGCACTAGTCATATTTGCTAATGACTTTATCACATTCGAATTGATGCTAGTAACGAGTGAATTCATCTTAGTAATAGAATCACCCATGCCCCCAATTAGGCTATCCATACTGTTTAACCGGTCATCAATATAAGACTTCTGGTAATAATTTTCTAGGCTCTGGTGGGTAGTCAGATATCCTGCATCGTTTTCCAGCTGGGATACCTTAGCCGGGATGCTGGCTTTTACGCCATCAATCCGTTCAACCATTAATGATGTATGTTCTGTTAAACGGGTGTTGATGTATTCAGCGGTATAGTATTTCTGGTTAATCTCGGTTTTAGTGTAGTAATTAGTTAGGTTAGCATTATCGTTGACATAATTCTTTACTTCGTCTTTTGTGTAGTAGTTAGTCAGATCTACAGAACCAGCCAGTACATCCCATCCTTCGCCGTTCCAGGCTACGTTGGAGCCGTCTCCAATTCGCATGCCACTGAAGTCAACGCCACCCCCCTTGGAGATGTTGTAGACATCCCCTAATACCTGTGCATCTTTCGGCAGGTCATCAAAGGTGTCTACAGTGCCTCTATAGCTCATTACCCCTACGGCATGGGCAAGGGTGGATTTCGCTTCATCAAGCAGATTCTGCGCATTCTGACCTGCTTCTTTAACGCTATCCACCGTGCCCTGGGCATCCTGCACGGTCTTTTCAATCTCACCTTTCATTAGTTGGATAGAATTTAAAGCATCTTTCGCTTCAGAAGCTGACGTTCCAGCATCTTGCCTAGAGCTGAAGGCATTTGTTTCACTGGTTTTTGCATTGATTTCAGATTCTTTGGCATTATCTTCACTAGTCTTAGCTGCATTCGCACTGATTTCGGCTTTAGATGCATATTCAGCAACCTTTGTTTCACTAGCCTTAGCATTATCCTCACTGATTTTAGCAAGATTAGCGCTATTCAATGCAGCATTTTCAGAAGCCTTAGCATTCTTTTCAGATTCTAGAGTTATATCTCTGGCTTTCTGGGCATTATCCATATAGATTTTTGCATTGGATTCATAAGATTTCGCATGATCTACGGCGTTTCGGATTTCTTCTGCATCTTTTTCAGCCGCTTCCTCGCTGGCTTTCGCATTTGTCTCACTAGTCTTGGCATTAGTTTCAGATTCTTTGGCTGCTTTAGCATTAGCATCAACAGCAGCCGCAGTAGTGGTTGTTTCTTCTGCTAAAGCTTTAGTGGTGTCCTCGCTGGCTTTAGCGTTAGTTTCCGATGTTTTAGCATTACTTTCACTAGCTTTCGCACTAGACGCCGAAAGGCTTGCATTTTCTGCATGAGTATTGGCTTCATCTCTATATCCCTTAGCTTCGGCAGCATATGCCAGGGCATTTTCTTCACTAGTCTTAGCATTATCTGCACTGGTTTTAGCATTGGTTTCAGAAGCTTTGGCATTTTCCGCTGATGTTTCAGATGCTTCAGCGCTCTTTGCTGATGCATCAGCACTGGCACTAGCCGCTGAAGCATACTGCTTAACGGTCGCTACGGCATCAGTACCTAAGATGCTTGTGATGTTGTCATAGGCGGTTTTAGCCTGTTCAGCGTTTTCAATGGCTTTATCCGCATATTCTTTCGCTTTATAAACGCTTGCAGTAATACCCTGCATATCCAGTTCTGTATATTTATCGCCATTCCAGCGATATACCTTGCCATCTTCCAAGGAAATATACTGCTTATTAATATTCCCAATAGCTGGGAAATCTTTCATGCTGCTAAAAGTCAGCGTTTCCCCAATGCTGGCGCTATGTAAGGCTTCCAGATTATTGAAAATGTAGTCAAGAACGCCATCATGGGTAGAATTCGTGAAGGCGGAATTGTAGCCAAAAGCGCCTTCTTGGATGATATTGCCGGCTTCGTCTCTGATTTCCGGCGGCTGATATACTGTTTTTCGCATATGCTATCTCCTATAGATCGGTAACGTCAATTAACATATAAGATAAATCTCCATCGACAAATGTACGATATGCCCCAGTACGGTCGCTTACGATTTTATACTCTAATGTTATCATCCCATTTTTATATCTATAATATCTGATTCGGACATCATTACCATCGCTATGTCCTCCATATCGTTGATATCCTAATAGGGCTATAGCAATTTTGCGGTTAGTATATCCAACATTCCCTGTTTTTGTTCCAAAAGCTTTCACTTTTAAGAAATCTTTTTTCGCAGAAGTATAAAGCAATCTACCAGCGGAATTATACACTTCTAATCCATAATTTGCCCGAGTTGATATGCCAGAACTGGGGCCGAATGTGTAAATATATGTTTTACTTGGATCATCTTCTAACAACGTAAAGGGAAATACATTCTTTACAGACTTATCAGGCTGGTACATTTTCTTCTCAAATGGGTGGTCACACGGCACCCCACTCCCAGATGGAGAATATATAGCAAAAAATCGTTCATTATCTTGGAGCGCAAACGCATACCATAAAGAATTTCCGCTATGAATATTATAGGATTTTACTATTCCTTGCCATTCTGACCCATCCCAGATATCTTCAGTCCAGTTCTTAATGGTAACCCCATCTTCGTTTTTGTGGCTAATTGTATGAGTTTTTAAAAGTGGACTATTACTAACTAATAATTTTCGTTTGAGTTCCATATTGGTGAAAGTATCATCAATCTGCACATATCCATTATTGTTTTTTACCTCAAAATATTTAGTCATATGCTCCTCGCTTTTTAATAAATACCGTAATAGCAAATACAACGGATGTTTCTTCTATTTTCTGGGTAAGTCCAACTCAAAATATTTCCTTTAAGTGAAAATTTCGGCATATGCCAGGTATGATCATAATCTGATATTGGGAATTTATCGATTGTAATAGGGTATACCCAGTATCTAGTATTAAGTCTGCTATCAACAAGTGACCCGTTTCCCCCTTTTGTGTCGAAGCTGCCTAATGTTTTAGTTAACCCATCGCCTAAATCAAGGATGATATTCCCTTTTTCGTCAAAACACTGTAACCCTTGCGCCATATCTATTTCTACATCCTTTCGAATTCCGTTTTCAACGATATACCCTTTAAATCTATTGGGCGGGGTATTAATAATTATCGGTTTAAAATCTTCTTTTGCGGGATGATAATCACTCTTATTTTCCCGCTTTCTGCCAACAATAAAAATAATTACCGCCATAACTGCAATGAATATCGTAAGTTCCATATCACCACACCCCCATCCTTACCCGCAGTACATTATTATCATCAAAGACTTCAATCAAATTATCGTGAATCTCTAACCGTGCGCCAGTGCTTGCCGTTCTAAGTGTACCAATAGTTGCGGAAAGAGCAGACAGATTTGCAACATTGATCTTAGTCGCATCTACTGCCCCTGCCTGGATCATACCTTTGGTGATCACATTATTATCAAATACAGTATCCCCTGTTACATGTACATTCTTTCCATCAATCTTGATGCCTTCTGTGGAGATGTTAATCTGATTAATAACATCATTTTTCATCACACGTAAATTCACATCGTTACTTAATTGAGTGATAGCAGAGTAAGAAGATTCTTCCGGCGGTTTATTAAGTTCGGCTACGACAGAGGTAATAGCTTCATTTGCTACCTTGCCCTGGGCAATTGCATCTGCTACAGTCTTATCCACTTTTTCAAGAGATATAGCTTCATCTTCAATCATGTCTTTAGAAATGGTTACTTTTACGGTAACAGTAGTTACTGCGGAAAGGTTCCCCTCGCCGAACATATCATAATAGGATATCTGCACATCATATACCCCCGCATCGCAGGCATAGCTGATAGTGCTGGTGGCTGTTTTAATGGATGTAATTGGAGTGCCATTTTGGGAAATATGTACTATCATACCAATACATCCATGTGGGATGCCCGCAGCCGTTACGGATAGCCCGCCCATGGAAGGCTTCACATCAGGCTTTTCAGGTGTAGGCGGTAAAGCTTTATTATATTCCATTACCGCCGGATAGCTATATTTGCCCTGGGCATTTCTGGCATACAGATATAAATGGCCTGCCCTTTCGGTCAAAGTAAGTGTTGCGGTAAGGCCGCTAGCTCTCGCCAGTAATCCCGGGGTATCATATCCCGGCGCTTTATCTGTCCTGACTTCGTACCAGGCAATATCAGAATTGGTAACTTCTTCCCATGTAGCAATGGCTGTCTTATCGAATGCTACTGTAAAGCCCGCAGGAGTATTAGGCGTAGTAGTTTTCATAGCAACCGTAATATCCACAGAGGGCGATGAGTCCCTTGAATTCATAGCACCGTAGATATCTTTTGTGACTACGCAGATCCGATAGGTATCACCTAGTACGGCCTGTGGGATCACTACCTTATTTTCGCCGCTGCCGGCATATTGCCATTCAGAAGCGAACCCCATATCTTTTGCCGCCATGTCCTGTACATAGGTAAGGCGCTGGGTCATTCCGCTATTAGTCTTATACCATACTTCTCCTTGTAAAAAGCTATCCAGGGCAGGTTTATCCCATTCCACAACCACATCATAGCGAGATACGCCGTCAGATAGCTCTCTATAACGATTGTATGCCCTCAGATTATTGACTGGGGGCAAATAGTAAGGGGTAAGGATATACTCATAAGGTTCCACATCCGACAAATCCTGCAAAGCATAACCGAACATATTAACAGCACAGAATTTAAGATATACAATCTTGCCGATATCCCTTTTATCAAAAGGCACATGAAACAGTGTTGCATCACATCTTACGAATTGAGAGCCTTCGGCATGTGCAGTCTGCGGCGTTTCCAGTTGTCCACGTATTAAGCCGCTCAATACCCATGTTCCATCAAGCTGCAGTTCAGCCCCCTGATAGCTCATGCACTCACCATCAATCCAGATCAGGGTATTAGATCTTTCAGCGTCCTGCTTAGTGCCGGCGATTAAGGCATCATTACACGATACATGCACGCTTGTGCCATCTTTATCAAGCTTGCCCAGAAGCTTACCGAATCTAGCGGATGCAGCCATCTGCCCAATTTCTCGATAGTTGGTATTATCATCCGACGCATATACGACGCATCCGCCCCAGTTAGAGCCTTTACCTCTAACGCCAAGCCATACTTCCAGGCCGTTATCCGTCAGATCTACCGGCGGCTGGAATATAACTGGCTCTGTATCATCCGGCTCTTTATTAGTATCAAGATATGGCCTTTCTGTATCATGGACATCGTATTTAGGGGCGGTATACTCCCCTTCTTTACGACTTACCGCAGTAATGGTATACAAGCCGCTGTTATCTTCTGTTACGGACGTAACGGCCACTACCTTATTAACAATGCCTGCATCTTCATCGGTGATCCTTACCAGATCCCCTGGCTCAAGGCGACAGAATGCCCAATCAAGCTGGAAGGTATACTGGTCTTTTTCAATCTGGTTACGTTTAGCAATATTTTTAGCCACCTTCACGGCTCTTTCTTTTGTGTAGATGTATCCCGCACTGGTTACCGGTGCCTGCCTTAACCCATAATCAGAAATATCTTCAAGGATTTCGAAATTTACGGTTTCTTTTTCGTAACCATTAGCCCTATTCGTGAATTCTACTGGGAACTGGTTATATATTTCCGCTCTATTTTTCCGCTGGTACGTGATGCATGATCCATCATCCTGCGGGATGAAGTCCGCCGGGGTTAAATCATAGTCAATAATTTTATCAGGTACCCAGCCCCCTACTGCTTCATCGTCAATAACTACTATCTTGTAATGGTCATTACTCCAGAACATGTAGGCATTGGTGAGTTGCATAATTTCATTGATGATAGCCTGTGCTTCCTTGGTCTGCCCTACATCATCCATGGGGGTAGATATCAGCAAATCTGTCGCTTGGCAATACCTCTTATAGTTTTCAAAGCCATCAATCTTTACATTTTTCAGCCCTACTTTATCCAGGATATATCGGATGTAGTCCGCCGGATTTACATCAGTACCATCTCCACTGGTTTCGGCTAATTTTCTATTTCCAGTAATTTCAAAGTTGAAAGAAGGGAATGCCGCACTATCCCCTAAATCAATTACCCCTGCCACATAAGCAAGTCCTTCGTAAGGTAAGGACTTTTCTTTATGGTGCTGGATGTTATATGGCCATGGCTGCTGCCCTTTCGTCCCTCTGTATTCTGTCAATCCTACACCAGCAGTACCATAGTATATATCCTTGCCATTCCATATACGCTTTACTCCTACAATCTCTCCCTCACAGAGAGCGATAATAGCCGCTACGGTATATGTATAAGTGATATTAACGGATTTAACGCCGCCGCCTTTACCGCTTTTATGGGTTTCCTTATGCTCATGTGCGGTAAAGTCACCATAGTCAATGATGTTGCCACTAATACGAGTAGTCCCTAACACTTCGGGTACCACCGCACCATATTCAGCAGTAGCTACACTGAAATTTGAAATCTTGTTGGCTCTGGTAGTTACTGTATGAGTTCTAAACAGCCCCATTCAGTGCTTCTCTCGCTTTCTCTTGATTAAATCTATAGATGCCGTATAAACGGCTTCTGCCATCTTTATAAAACAATTCCCCGGCGTTAACTGCGTCCAAGGTCACCCCATGCTCTACCCAGGAATGAATGATGTTGTAATCCCCTACATATATAGCGCCATGGGATACGCAGCGGCCGAAGGTATATAGAAGGAAGTCCCCCGGTTGCATGTATTCCACCCTATCGCAGTATTTTTCCACCGTAGATACAAACCATTCATTGCTATGGGAAAGATGCCACATATTAGAATAGGGTTTCACTTTGATGGAATCCTTAGGAACTAATCCTGCCTCTTCTAATACGGCAATTAATAACATTCCGCAGTCTACACCGTAGCCTTTGACTTTCGCCATGTTTACATGGGGTGTTCCCAGCCAGCCTAATGCTTTCTCTGCTATTAATTTCCCGGTATCCATTAAATCAATACCTCTTTCCTTGGGATAAATGGTGCAATCACACAATTCTGCGAACTATCAGAGGCCGCTACTCCATTACCAACGATACTATAAGCACCTTGTGGGTAATATCTACGCAGCGGGAACTGCATATTAAGGCCTGTAGTTTTTGACTTAACCGAAAACTGCACGTACATCCCGCCGGCCTGTTCTACATCGCATAGCCCTTCAAACATATCAATAGCGCCCACAATAGCGGGGAGGCTAGTATCGTTAATTGGGTTAAAGAAGCAGCAGGATAATTTAAGCCTTGCCCTATCAAAGTAGCCATCATTTACAGCCTTTAAGAAAGATTCTTCTGTGGCATTGCCCTTCAGGTCTGCCACAGTGATCTTATCAGCAGTACCGGCACTAATGGTTACTGTAAGGCTGTCTACCTGCACTTGGTTTAAAAGCTGGATCTGGTCACGTTCGAAAATGAAGCGGTTATGTTCATAAAGATGGCCACCATAGCTGATATCTCTGTCCGCATTGGTGAAATAATAATGGCTGCCGGTTTCAACAGTCAGATCATACAAATCGCAGCATTGGATTTCATGTTTTTCGTTTAAATACTTTTCTAGTGCTTCTGATACATCTTTCATAAAACCGTCACCACCTCGCAAGATTCTAAATCATTACAATCTTTAAATACTCTAACCGTCATAAATGATATTTCTTCTACTAATGCCACTTTTAAATAGTAATCATAGGAAGCCGTAAGCTTTCCTTCTACATCCCTCTTAAATATAACAACACCATCATTAATGGTATATTCTGAGTTTTCCACCATAATGCCATCAAGGTATATTTTCACATCCTCAATATAAGGCGCAGGCTGGGAATAAGCATTATAAATAATCATTGCCTGATATTTATTATTGCCTAAAGACACCAGAGGCCTATTATCTTCATGGTGATAATCTGGATCTTTCCACAAGAAGGGCTTATAAGTGCCTTTGTGTAGAGCAACGAATCCATGAAGAATCTTCTCTTCTTCATCGCTTAAATGGGACATAGAAAAACCTATCCGCCACGTGGGATAGGTCTGATTAGTTTTTGTCCTTCTCATACCGGTACCAGATATCTTGCTTGATACCATCCACTGTTGTGAGCGTGTACTGTTCCAGCCGTAATGGCTTTCTATCGGCCATTTCTCCATATCACCATACCCCCTTATCGGATGCAAATGCCCTGGAACTGTTAAGCATTGCCTGTTTAATGTTATTTAAGCCGCCTTTACGCAGGAAAGATTTAAAGCTGGATGCATCCAGTGCAGATACATTCAACGTAATATTCTGGGAATTCCCGCCCATTGGCACACCTGCTGCTATAGCCGGCATCTTGCCTGCGTTAATGGCATCAAGGGTAGATACTCCCAATTTATCGACTGTATCAGCTTTAATAACGTATTCCCCTCTGGATAAGCGGGTAAGGATGCTATCGCTAGTGGCCGTTCCATGTCCGAATACTTGCCCGCCACCTACTTCAAGGCCATTGGCGTGCCTTTCGATAATACCGCCAGTTGCATATCCTACTGCCCCGCCATCTTTAAGGCCTATAGCCTTTAAAGCGGAAAGGATCTGCGCCTGAATGACTGCTTCGATGAGCGTTTGAAGTACATTCTTAAATACATCACCTAGACTTTTCCCCTCCATGATACATTTAGTAAGGCCGCTTGCTAATGATTCTGTGGCACTATCAATAGCATCATGGATAGTGTTCTGCCGTTCCTGCACGATTTCCAACTTTTCTTTCTGAAAATCATACTCTTCATTTGCATCCGCTACTGCTTTCGCTATTTGTGCCTGAGTACGGCCAGCACGGATGCCAGTAAGTTCAATTTGCCGTACAGTTGCAAGTCGTTTCTGTTCCAGCTGGTAAAGCTGGCGCTCTACCCTGGTCTGTCTCAGGCGTGCTGCATCATCATCAATGGCTTTTATCTGTACAGTTTCTTTCTGGCTATCACGGCTTGCCCCTAACTGTTTTAAGGTGGCTTTATGCTGAGAGCCGGCAAGAGCAATCCGCTGGCGTATGAGCGCTGCATCATTAGTCTTACCATCAAATTCAGCTTCTTTTAGCTTATTGGCAAGCTGTAATTCTTCTTGCTTGTAGCGCAGTCTTTCCTTTAGTACTTTTTCATTATATTCAAGGTCAGCTTCCTTCATTTCCGCACTAATTTTCTGCTGGTCGGTGCCAAACTGCTTCTGAAGGGATAACAGTATTTTCTGTGCGCTGGTCTGCAAGCCGGCTTTAATATCTGCCAATTTGTTCTCAATAACAAGCCGTTCTTCAGCCAGTCGGTTTTCTTCTTTAAGGGCTTTCAGCTCTTCTTCATGCTTCTTTTTCGCCAGCTCTTCAGGTGATGCCCCACTAGCGCCACCACTGCTTCTAGTTGAACTTCCACCACCACCGCCTGTAGATGTAACTATTGGGATAGTTTCTGGTACGGTCTGCACGTATTTATCCATACTATGCCCTGTACCCATAGTTACATCAAGAGAAGAATCTATTAACTTATCCTGTCCACTCTTAGCATAGGCTTTCGCATTATCAGCTATCTTCGCTCCAATCTGCGCAAGGCCACGCATTACAGCGCCAATCGCTGAAACAATATCCATCAGGAAATCATATACTGGAGACAGAGCACTTTTCATTGCTGCACATGCACTATTAAAAGCATCCCCAGCATCTCGGATAAGTCCAGCGATGATATTAATAGCCACGCTTATTATCTTGATGATATTAGCAATGTTTGTCAGGACGAATCCTGCGATACCACCGAGAACTTCAAAAGCTCCAGAAAGTGACCCTTTGATTAAATTGGACATTGCATCAAATAATTCCATAAGAGACTGAAGCAGGCCAGATTGATTAAATGCATCAGCAAAATAGGAACCTATAGCAGAGAGTACACCGCTAGCTGCCTGTTCCATACGGTTGAAGTTATCGTTGAAGTTATCGGTAGCCGTAGCGGTAGCCCCGTCAAAATGTTCCATGTAGGCTATGAGCGCCTGCATGGCTGCAGCGCCATCTACAGTACCATCTTTCAAGCCTTTCATTACCTGGTCTGTGGTCAAGCCCATAGCTTTGAAAGCTTCATCTGTATCAACGCCTGCAGCCCTTAAATTAACCAGCTGTTCTTCTTCCAGCTTTCCAGCCGCCGCCATCTTGCCAAAAGTGGTGGTTATCTGCGCGGCAAATTGTTCCCCCTTGCCCAATCCATAAGCCGCATTAGCAATGGTGGTAACAGTCTTTGCCGCCTTGCTGGCACTCATCCCTAATGCTATTAACTGGGTCATCATCTGTGTGATAGTAGCTTTAGAGAACTGGGTCTGCCTTGTAATCTGCCCAATAGCGCTAGATAAAGCCTTCGCCTGTGCTACATTACCGGTAAAGGCTTTCAGTCGTGCGAAAGACTGCTGAGCATTGGCGCCCATTTTGGCGAACGCCAGGGAAACGCCTACAACAGCAGCCGCAACGCCTGCAATAGCAACCGCAGTACCGCCAGCAGCCGCAGTAATACCACGCAGCACACCGGATGCACTGCCGCTTCCAGACGCAAGAGCGCCTATCTTGTTTTTAATATCACCATATTTAGCGGCAATTTTTGAGATAGATTCTGCTGCCTGCCCTGCTACTGGAGAGATAGAAGCCAGAGTATCTTTCAGCTTACCCATTACGGTAACATTAGATTCAGCCGCTTTAGCGCTATCAGTAAGGCCTCTGATTTCTTTATTCTTTTCAGAATTAGCAGAGCGCAGAATATCCCTGTACTGCTGCATAGTAGTATTCAGTTCGGTATAGCGTGCCTTCTGCTCTGCCGTCATGTTAGCTACGCCGCCGCACTGTTTTTCAAATTCTTTCGCAGCGGCTTGGGCTTCTTTGTATTTAGTGTTAGTTTCCGCAATAGTCTGATTCAGTTGTTTCAGAGATTCAGACTGTACCACGGTTTCTAAAGTGATTTTTGCATCAGCCATAGTTTATCCTTTCAGTATTCCACCATTCTTTACATGTTCCACTACCTTAGTTAGATAGTAATTGCTAATTGCGTCTGCGTTGGATTCAAAGTAGGAACCTCTCGCAGGGTATTTAGTGCCCCGCTGGCCACGCCTTTTGCCCCTGCCCCGGATAATGTTGCCCTTAGCGCCGGTGTTATACCAGCGGGCGAAGTAGTTGGCATAGATATTAGCCATCATGCCTGATGCTTCTGCCTTAAAGCTTCCGCATCTGATTTCAGGATGCCCATTAATGGCAATAAGGGACTTGCCGCCAAAAGCCGTGGCTGGATATGTACGCCTGATATAATCTCTAGTTGCCAGTTGTGCTTTATACGCACCCTCCCGCACTAAACTATCCATACCATGGGTAGCAAAGTCATTTATTTCGGCTTGTAATTCGTCTAGCGTCAATCCAGTTCACCGCCTTTAAATGCAATAAATAGGGCGATACTAATCAAAGCATCGCCCTCCCTCTGTACAAGAAAACACCAATATATTAATTAACTAACAGATTAAACAGTTCCTGGAATAACAAACTTGCTCTTTACTTCCGGCTGGCCTACACCAGTTGCCTGAAGTTCTTTTGTGATCATAGCATTGGCTGCTGCTCGTTCCTGCCACTGGGTCGGAATAGCCTTGACTACGGTGTATTCCAGAGTATCCAGGTCAACAAAAGCGAACTGAAGCGCCTTCTTAGATGCAGTGATTTCATCGTCCGCCATAAAATGGTCAATAACCGCCTGGCCTTCGTTATCCTTCTTCAGCATGACGCTGGTATTGAAGGCAAAAGTTTTACCAGTGACTACCCCAGACTGCCAATAGCCAGTATCTTTGGTGGCAGATGTGGATACAGCTGCACCCCATGTTACTGTCTGATCAGTCACGCCGCCCAAAAGGATCCATTTCGGTTCCTCTTCAGTGGCTCCTTCGCCGTAGTTGATGTAGATCACACGGCGTTTACCAGAAGTACCGGTTTCTGCATCAAAGGCCGGATATTTTTCTTTAGTAATTTCTACAGCCATTTATTAGCTCCTTTCTTGTTGATTCAATATAAATTCTATTTGCGTTTCGCCTGACTGCCATACACCGATATCACTATAAATAGGTAGATTGATATGCAATTGCCCTACTTTAATGGATACCAGGGTAAAGCCATTGGCGGCAAACGATGCCGCCAGCTTTCCCCATCCCTTATCAGAGGATAAATAGTTAAGCAGTTTCTCAAGCGTTTCTGCAATTCTCTTGCGCCCTCGATAGTTGGAATAGATTTCAAGGTTCATTGTAGAAGTCCATACGGCAGTATCTTTATTATCGGCACAATCCGCATCGGATTCACCAAAGATGCCATATTCAAATCGTTCCTGATTCTTGAAATGGTCAGTGATTTCTGCTATCGGAACAGCAGAATCAAACCATTCTATCCCCAGGGAACTATTGAGAGCTGCATATAAAGCTTTACTAGTTGCCACGAATGGAGATATATAAATCATTAGATCACCTCTCCATTCTGATTAATAGCAGTAGCCGTGATCTGCAAATAATAGGGAACACTTTCATCAATTAATTCAATATTATTGATTAAATAAATGAAGCCATTACATTTAATCCGCCAATTGTTATCAAGCTTAAAGATATTGGAGATATCACGAATAACAAAGAATCTAGTATCGGCTGTAATGTAGTCGCCTATTACCTGCATACGGCTTTGATTTTTAACAGTAACGAATGCCCAAACGTCAACGGCGGGAAGGTATGTAGCATCACCTACGCCTCCCATATCATCCCGCTCTGGCGTTGAAGGCTGCAGCAGTGTGATCCGTTTGCTAAACCGCCCGGCGTTGCGCTTGAAAGTCATGGTTAAGCTCCCTGTTTAATCACCTTAAATGCATCGGTGTAGGTATTAATGTCCTGCGCTCTGGTGATCGCACGGACAAGAACGGAATTTCTTGTAAAGCCAGCTTCTTCAGAGGAAGCAATTTCCAGATCCGGATAAGCAATATGATAGAGTGCGGCAAAGTCACCCACTACCACGGTATTATCTGCCATGGTATCTGCTTCCACTACCTTCAGTGGACGGCCTTCAATAATACGAATGGTCTGGTCATTCGCATCTCTAGCCAGCAGATAACGGCCTTCTTCATCAGATACATTAGCCAGTTCAGCAAAGGTTTTCTGATTCATAACAATGGTAGCATTTGCACCTGCATCCAGTGGAATCAGGTTAACTGCTTTCTTAATTGCATCAATGCCCTCTTTGGATGCAATAGCGGTAACCGATTCTTCTTCTCCACCAGTAATAGCGGTGTTAACAATGGATTTGTTGGAATCTTTAATATGTACGCGGTTGAACAGCTTTTCAATAATAGCTACTACATCGAAGTTGGAATCATGCAGCAGTTCACGAGAAACTGGAATAATCGCACCTTTAGATTTCAGTGCAAATTTAGCCTGCTTGAAAATAGCTTTAGTTTCTGCAATAGTTCCGTTTTCATCAAAATCTACCAAAGAAATATCCTGACCATAGTCAATAATCGGTACAGATCCAGAGCGGGTAGTTACCGGGATAGTGGTAACGATTTCACGCAGATCTACGGTGGCTACATTATTTTCTTTCAGATCCAGCAGCTCTTCCGGAATGAGTACACCACCATCAGAGCCATTAGCACCATTCTGGCCAGTTGCTGCCGCAAAGAGTTTCAGCGCTTCATCAGTCTGACCATTCAGCAGAAATTTACGAAGTGCATTATTGAGTTCTTTTCTATTCATATTATTACCCCCAATCGGTTTTTTAGCATTAGATTTTGCCATTTCTTCTTCAGCCTGGGCTTTGCCCAGGTCTACATACAAAGATTTGAGTTTATCGCTAGTAGCCTGATCTACTGGCTTGCCTTCTGCCGCAAGAGCTTTAATCTGTTCCTGCAGCTCAGCTAGTTCAGCTTTAATTGCATCACTTTTAAGCATGTATGTTTTCTCCCCTTTCCAGTTCGTCTAATTTCTTTTCCCAATATTCTAAATCACTAACATATTTATCATTGTCCTGCTTATGCCGTCTCTTTCGATATGCTATCAAATCTTCATATGTAGGGGCTTTATCACCTAACATAGAACGATATACCGGCAAAGCGCACTGCACTATTAATAGGTCTTCGAATGCATCACGGCGGCGGATATATCCATCTACCAACGCATTGAATTCTTTCATAGTCAGCTTACCGAAAGATTCTGGAGTAAGCCTAAGTTCTCCATAGGCAAATGGTTCAATGAGTTCTAACAAATCGGCGGTAGTCTCTATCCGGGCTACTTCGCCAGAGCGCCCGCCAGCTCTTTTTTTGAGCCTAAAATACCACTGTTTACAATGGCTAATACTACAGCTTCAGTCACGGCTTCAATACCATATTCATCCACCATATCCACCCAAAGAGATTCAAACTCCCTTGCTGGCTTGTCTTTCATAGCAGGCGTGCCTGCTCTTACGCATTCTTTGAAAAGCACAAAGGTATTCTTAATGGAAGGCGCCGTGGCAAAACTAGCCAACACTGCAATAAGACTCTTGGGCTCCAGCTGTGGTTCAGATCTAAACATGGCGTTAAATGTGAATTTCATGGTATATTCACGGCCTTTAACTTCGAAAGTCGCAACATTATCGAGTGGTGTATCACTCATTTTCTGTACCTCCCCCGCCTTCATTTTCGGCGGAATCTCCCAGCGCACCAGTGCCGCCACGTTGCGTTAAACGATCGGCATATTGGTCATTGCTTGGGTTATATTTAATGCTCTTCCTCGCCTCATTGGCAGTTAAGATGCCTGCACCAGTGTAAGAGCAAAGAACACTAGCCTTGGACTGAGCATCAAGGAAATCAAACACATCATTATTATCATCGAATCGATAGCCCGCCTGAATATCTTTCAGCGGTAGCAGCTTAGCTGTTAACTCTGCCGCATATTGACTAACAATAGGCATGATAGTTGCATTGAAGAACTGCGTCATCTGGTTAGTCGAGAATGTTCCCATCCCGGTACCTCCGCCGATATTCAACATAGCAAGTGGAATCCCAAAAATAGCGGATATCTTCTGTGTACTAACCGAATCTAATAGCTCATAGTACCCCCTAATATCATTTGAGATATTTCCGGCAGTCATACCCGCCGGAAGGGGAAGAATCGTAGAATCAGAATTAGCCAAAAGCTCTTTAATCTGATTCTGCAATACTTTCTGCTTAGCGGTAGATAAATCTGATGTATAGGTAAGGACAATAGTGCCGGCGAACCCATTTTTGACAGAAGTACGCATGGCACTTTCCACTTCTGCCCCCATATGCACCGCATCACTTAATACATCCAGCGCTCTACGACCTTGAATGCCATTAGTACTAAATGCCTTGAAATGCAGAATCTCATCAGGCAGAAATACATAGTTCCTTGATGTTTTAGGGTCTCGATACTGATATATCAGCCTTCTGCCACCGTTTAAAAACGCATCAAGGATGCCTGCATCATCCCAATACATGGTGATTGCTGATGGGTCAAGATGTATCAGCTCCTGCGGCACCCCATTTTCAGTATGAATATAGGCATAAGCATTTCCATAAGCTAGCCTATCTTTTTCCATCTGTTCCCAGAAAGAATAGGCATTAATGCCAGGGTAAGGAATAGCATTAAGAACAGTGTTAAACCGTCGGTTATGCGCTTCCGCTTCCGCAAGAGCCGCATCGAATACTCCCCATTTTATCTGGGCAATGTATTTAGCCAGAAGCTCAAGGCAAGTGGTAAAAATTACATTACCAGTCGGTTCCACGTAGATCCGTGAGCCTTGTCCTACTGGGAAAATCGCTGGACGGTCTCTAGCATTTCCCTGGCTGTATACCGTGCCTCTGAAATAGGCTTTCAGTTTATCTAACATGGCTACTCCCTACCCCCCCTTTTAAATTAATGCCATCATTACCGGATCATAAGACTGCTTAGGCTTTTTATCTTCTGGTTCGGCTTCTGGGTTATCTTCTGGGTCATCCGCCGGACTTTCTGGTTCCGGCTCTTCATCGGGTTCGTCGTCCGGCTCTTCAGTAGTTTTCGGTTTTTCATCCTCGGTATTCGGTTCTTTTTTTTCTGGTTCGTCCTTGCCCTGGTCTTTTTCATCCGGGTCTTCATCTTCCGTAGATGCTTTTTCCAAGAAAGATACCATAGCGGACATATCAACCTCAGCAGCGAGAACACCTTCCCGCTTAGGGGCTTCTACCAGTTCGATATTATCGAAGCTGTTAACAGCATCTTTACCAAGTAACCACACATCCCCCGCTTCCATCTTCGCAAGGATCTCTTTATCTTTACAATGGATCTCAAGCGCCGAGTGCATGGCGGCATCAAATGCATTCATTCTATCAATAACTTCCTGAAAGTCATGTTTGTTGCCGACGGCAGCCCCCCAACTGTTATGCACCATCAGAATACCGTGCGCCTGCATATAGACTTCGTCGCACACCATAGCGATAACAGCAGCAGCAGAACATGCCATGACTTCAATATTAGCAACGACTGGGAATTTGCATTTCTGAATAGCATTCACAACATTCAGTGCTTCCACTACATATCCACCAGGGGAATTAATGGTAAGTTCTACTTTTTCTGTAGCATTTTCAATAGCATCTACAATAGGTTTCATGTACCAGATGCTACCTGTGATTTTAAGTTTCATCCTTTTTATTCCTTTCTATACAACTGCAACTGGGTTAATAACGCCCTAGCGGCATATCCCATTTCCGGCGGATGAGCAAAAGCCCCTTCTCTGATTTCATAAGCGGCCGGCATCCACATAGTTAATATCCATAAGTCTGTCTTTTTCTGGAAAGATTCGCTAAGATAACATGACCAGAATTCATCAATGGCTTCTTCAAGATATAGATAGCCTGCTTCAATCAGTGATTTCAGCAGATTATCTTCATCATCATAAGGGATACGCAGATAATCTTTCACTTCCTGTAAGGTTAGTTTATAGCTCATTTTCTCACCTGCCCATTAAATCTACCCATTCATCTATTACATCGTCGCTACTCGGTTCCCGGCGATTGAAATCAATATAAGGCGCGATAAAGCCAGTTAATGTAGCATCAATAGGATCAATCCTAATGTTACTATCAGCTCTCATGCTCAGCTTTTCAAGACTGTAATAACCAGTGCTATTTCTAATCAGAATGGCATTAGTTACCGCTTTCTCCCAGATATCTTCACATCCTGCCTGATAAGCCAGTACTCCATCTTTCATGGCAGCACTCAAGGCTTCTATGTACTGACTTAAAGATTTTGGGGATTGATTCTGGAGGATAAAGGTGTCACACTGCTGCGCAAGGCCGTCCTGGATGCCTGCAATGTTATAAGGATCCGCAGCAATGGTCACATAGTGCAGATCATTATCTTCCCTGACTTTAGTAATGTAGTCCAAAATCTGCTGGGTATCAATGTTATCGCCACCCGCCCCTGAGCAAAGAAGCAGTTCAGTGTCTATATAGTCCCTATACATAAAGCCGTCTTTTTCTATATGGTTCTGTAGCTTATTAGCTGGCATGAAAGATACCGTATGAACGAACAATCTAGCATGATCCGACGGATTTCCGTTCTTGATTAGCCTTCCTTTCACCCCTTCACCCACATAGGTAATGAAACTGATACTGGACAAGTCAAGCGTTTGAGATAGATCTGCTCCTATATACCAGTCCTTATAGCCTGCTTTAATACAATCCTCGAAGGAATATTTAACTCCGCAAGCCTTCATTTCATCATATGTGCATAATGTTCTATCTTCGGCTGAATACCATACGTTACATTGCTTCGTTGCAAAAGACTGCAAATCAAAACCTTTCTTTGCTACCGCTTCCTTAGCCTTTTGGCTGTATTTCTTCTTCATGTAGGATTTAATGGTATATCCATTAGCTTCAAAGAGTAATACGGGATTAGCTTTACCCCATACCTTGATATTCTCGTAATCTTCCGGTTTCATTGCTTCGCCCTGGTTAGGTTCAGCAAGAAAAAGAAATAGATCATCTGGAAGAGTGCCTTCGTAGAGTGCCTTCCTAAGTGATAACCACTTTTTATGATTGTCGCTGCCTATCTCAAATTGAGCGGTAGACATAGTGACCAGGAGGGAATCTTTGAAATGAGCCTGTCCATCTTGAATTGTTTTCGTGATAATAGAATCACAAAGCATTTCTTCATCGATCACCGCAACTTTATTGGTATACCCATCCAAGGATTTTTTTGCAGCGCCGCCAGTTCTGAACAGTTCCATTTCATTGCCTGTAATCTTGCTCTTGGCTCTGTATGCTGTCCTGTTAATGCTGGAAAAGACTTCAGCAAGTTGCGGGTCATTATCGATGAATTTCGTAAACTCGTTAAAACAGATAGTGGCATTCTGGCCTTTGCAGGAAGCCAGCACTATAAGCTCATTCCGGAAACGGCTCATATTAATAAGGTAATGCAGCACAGACGATAACAGAAAAGATTTACCATTACGCCTTCCAATATACAGATTCGCCGTATTAGTGAGATATCTACCATCATCATGACGCAGGCCGAAAATGCCACACAGCATGAATTTCTGTACTGGATATAGCTCTAATGAATGGGGCTTGCCATCTTCATCAATGTAAGTTAACAGATTTAGAAACTTAAAAAGCCGCTTCATGGCTTTCGTGGCAAACCGATATTTGCCTGATAAGTCAATAAAGCGTTTAAAGCATCTAAATTCAGATTCCCCAACTAAATCCATGGCTGCCCTTTTTCGTAAGGCTATATAGTAGGGGTTAATGAATTCTTTCAAATGGTCAGGGATTTTGATAAGCCGAAGTTCATCCTCAAGCATATCCATCACCCATCAATCTATAGAATTCTTTAATACCTTTATTTATCCTGTCTAAAGCCATACTTTTGCGAGTTCTATACCAGCTATGGATTTCTGCATGGCTATCGCTTGTAACCGTTATAAGGTTGTCCATGCTATAGATTAATTCTGGTGCCTCATCCCGTTCTTTGATGTGATGAATCACTACATCATCATCCGGGCATTTCCTGACGATGCCTGCACCAAGTAACCAGATATCATAGTCCATGTATTTAATCCGGATATTCTTTCTGCATTTCTTCCAGAGTGGTGATCCGTAGAGTTTTAGCCCTTCATTTTCCCGCTGCCGTTTTTTCGTGGAATGAAGGCCAGATTTCCTGGAACATTCAGGACATTTATTTCCCTCATACACTTTGTGGCAATTTGCACAGCGTTTTAAATATCCCATCAGAAATCACCCTCCTTCTGCGCCATAAGGAACATTGCCTGGAACTTATTTCCGTTATCTGCCTTCTCATCTTTAATCTTATCGAACTGCAGGGCTTTGTATAAAGCCAGTACAACCTTATTGATAGAAGCATATGCATCCATCATCTCTTTCAGTTCAACCGGGTTCACCCGGTTAATGTCTTTACTCTGGATAGCGGTTGATAAGTCAGAAGCCATCACAGAGAACTGACAGAACTGCATAATCATATTTGCGTTAATTTTTGTAATCGTTGGGCATTTATGCTGGAGTGACCAGATGTAATCATTCAATTCTTTTATCCGCTGCTGCCTGTCATTCTTTGCGGTTTTAGTAATTCTTGCATTACTTCTAGTCATAGCACATCACCCCCTTTTCGACTTTGATTTATTTGTCAACCTGACAGAAGAAAAGAACGAAAGTAATCCGCCGAATGCAAATGAATCGACTGAAATTCTTAGACATACCCCCGCTTAATTTTTCGGACATTAGAAAAGCACACGTCCCATCCGTCAACGTGTGCTTCCCTAAGGAGGAATAATCATGGCAAGAGGTAGATCCCGTATCCACTTCTTACACTATCATTATACTCCCTATTGATTTCCTTTTGTGTCCGTTCTTCTATACGTTTAATATATCTGTTTTCTTCGCTATTTCCATAATTCCTCGGTCATGCAATTCGACTGCCCATGAGCGTGACCAGTGGCACTTATCGCACAGTTCTTTCCATGATTTACCATTGATATATCTTTCTATTAATAATGCTTTCGTCCCCTGGTCACCTACCAAGCCTATATATGCCATCGTACTTGCTTTGGCTTTAATGATTATATTTAACTGATGCTGGATCATCTCATTAAGCCTTTCGCCTTGCTTCTCAATTTCTATCACCTGTTGAGATAGGTCATTGATAGTACCGCCGGATACATGTACAGAATCATATCTAATGGCTTTAATACTGGCTATATCATTAACCATCTGTTCCCGCTCTTCCATTAACGCATCGTATAAACGTTGGCTTCTTCTGCATCGCATCAGCACATCCTTAACATCTTTTTCTGTCATAGCTTATCTCCATGGAATATCAAATATAGAAAGGTCTCGCTTTAACCAACTTTCTGCATCCCCGCTTTCAATGAAACAGTTCCATTTTAAATCTCCATCAGAAGTATCAACTGCTATATACCATCCGCCGGAAATCAAGGCATACATCTTTACCTTCTTATCCCTGGCTCCATGCAGAGATCTGTGTCAGTCATGACAGTATTCAAACAGTTCCTTTACAGATACATATCTAGTATTTACTCCTATTTTCATCTTCTTCCTCTTTTCCCTGATATCCACTGCATCGGATATTAGAATGCTAAATATACCAAAAAATGTTCCTGCCGCAAATACTAAGAAGAATAGATTCATATCATCCATGTGCTATACTTTCACCTCATTCACTGTCACTTCAATTCTTTCATAAGTACCAACGCTATAAGACTTGCTTCCTTTAATTTCCACTACCTGTTTATCGTCCTCATATGCTACGCCGTTTAGTCCGTCTAACACTACCTTTATGATATTGTCGATATCGGGTTTACAAGTCGGCTTTATATATCCATCGGCAGCAGCATTCTGTAAACATTTTTTCCAAGACTTCGGCACATTGAAGAACGCTTTAACGGTAATTGATACATAACAGTCAGAAGGAATTAACTGCCCTTTCGCTTCCGTATAAGCCTTAGCTATTTTCTTCTCATAAGATACTGTTTTTTGTGGAGTGTATACCGTACCGCTCTTCCGAGAAAATCTCGGTCTTGCTTTACCCTGGGGTTTCCCAAAAATATAGAATTCAGTCATCTTCTTCATCCTCATCTACATTTACATATGCAGGTTCTTTGGAAACGTAAATATCCATACCAGGTAATCCATCTTCATGTATTTCTACGCGATGTACATACCTATCAGCATAATCCAGCCATATATAATCCGGTAATTGTAGAGTGTATTCCTGTTCATCTACATAAATACAATCATAGACTCTAATTTGTACATTTAACTCCGTAACGTTCAATAGGCTTTCTAATTTAAGTTCGTTTACTTTCATGAGATACAACCCCTTCCTGTTCCTGAATCTTTTAAATAAGCCAGTCAATAGCTTCTTTTTTCGTCTTGAATAGTTTAAACTCGCTAACATATTGATTTGTAAATAGTGCTTTATAATTTAAGAAGTCTTTCATCCAGATAGCCATTGTAGAACGGGATGCAATTTCTTTATCCCATCTCCATAGCTCTTCAATCTTGTGGAATTCCCACGCCTTTACTTCTCTAAGGATGATCATATTGCTAACCTTCTTTCAATTGTTAACTCAATAATCTCTATTTAAGATGTTGTGGTTGCATATAAGGGGATGGTGAATGTTAAGTAACCATCCCCTTATATGAACCCTACATCTCTACAAAATAAACCC